CGTGAGCGTGCTGACGGATTGATGTCTGAGGATCTAATACAACAGGAATATTATTGTAGCTTCTCGCTCGGTGTTGAGGGTGCTTATTACACTAAGTATCTAGACAGGATGAGGATCAACAACCAGATAGGGACTGTTCCGTATGAAATTGGGTTCAAGGTTCACACGGCATGGGATTTAGGAGTACGAGATTCAACGGCTATTATCTTCTTTCAGACAATAGGCCAAACAGTTAGGATAATAGATTGTTATGAGAACTCTAAGCAAGGTCTAGAGCATTATGTAAAGATCTTAGAACAAAGGGGTTATATCTATGGAAAGCATATAGCTCCTCATGATATACGGGTAAAGGAGTTTGGTTCTGGGATGACTCGTATAGAGAAGGCCAAGCAATTAGGTATTAAGTTTGTTGTTGCTTCTAATATAGCAATACAAGATGGCGTAGAATCTGTTCGAAGTGCGTTTTCAAAGATATGGATTGACGAAGAAAAGTGTGAGCAATTATTAAAAGCCATAAACAACTACAGACAAGAGTATGACTCTAAGAAAAGAGTTTATAAGGCTAATCCATTACATGACTGGTCTTCGCATTATGCAGACGCTCTCAGGTATCTCTGCATATCTTTACCTAAGACACGGGATGGTCATTCAACACCAGAAGAATTAGATCAAAGATATAGAGAGGCGGCTTATGGAAGCCAGGATTTGCCTTCATTTTTCAGGTAAAGTTTATTATAGTTAATATAAATGTCCTCGTCGTCTAGGCTGGTTAGGATATAAGGCCTTCAACTTTATGACGCGGGTTCAAATCCCGCCGAGGACACCATGATCTATCTTCATTCTTCATTTTTCAGATAGGGAGGATATCATAAAAATAAACTTGATATAGTATATTTACGATTCTACACTGCGTTAGGAGGATAAATTATGTATAAAAGAGTTACATTTTATTGTCTATTCTTTTTTGTTAATGTTTTAGCATTGATTACTTTTATAGGTTGTAGGGATAAGGTTCAACCTAATGATGTCGTATTCGAAAACGAAGAGACTTATACAGATCAAGACGTCTTGAGTGAATTAGGCGAAGAAGTTTTTGACATAGACAACACTGGTATTGAGTTATTGGATTATACGATAACTCCCAGGGAAGATGGACGATCTAATAAAAAGGATGTTAACCAAGAAAAACAGGCTGGATTATTTATGTAATCTAGCTAATATTTTGAGATATGGTGAGTATCCTGATATACGCTGTATCTCTAGATACGCTGTATCTAAGATACTGAGGGTAAAAAATGGCTTTATTTCAACCGAATCCAACATATTACACTGATAACGATCAATCTATACTCGAGCGAATGAACACGTTTTATGCTGAAAGTATAACTATTAATCAGTCTTTCTGGGCTGAAGCTGACATAGATACTAGATTTGAATCTGGGGATCAAACGCTTTGGAATGAATTGTATGGCGGTATGCCTTTTTCAAATAAGAAACAATTTAGCTTTAATAGAATACGTCGAATAATCAGTATGATTAGTGGTCATCAACGCAGAAACAGAAAATCAACGATTATTACTCCTGTAGAAAATGGTGATGAGGTTACGGCTGACCAGTTTACAAAGATAATGTACTGGATAAACAACCAAGAAGGTATTCTTAATACAATATCTGATTCATTTCAGGGTGCTCTTGTAACAGGAATGAATCTTTTACAGGTCTGGGTAGATTATAGATCTGATCCAATTTCTGGTGATATTAAGGTAGACAACTGTAGTTATAATAGCTTTCTAATGGATCCTTATTTTAAGAAACCTGACTTATCTGATTGCAATGCTATTTGGAAGCGATCCTTTTTAACTAGAAAGGAATGTGTTTCTTTACTTCCCGATAGAAAAGAAGACATATATAAGCTTAAAGGCATGGACTCGAGAGATGGAAAGTTTGAATATCTACCTGAGAGTCATAATGCTGGAACTAAAGGGTTGTTAACTTATGATGAATTTTATTATAAAGATTATCGCTCACAACAAATGCTGGTCGACACACAAACTGGCGAGTCTATGGAATGGACTTCTCCAGATAAAGATGCTCTTCAAAGATTCTTGCAGTTATATCCACAAATTACTTTTATTAATCAGGACGTACCTACAGTCAAAGTTGCTATAGTTGTTCAAAATGTAGTTATGTATGATGGTCCAAATCCTATTGGTGTTGATCAATATCCATTTGTTCCAGTTTTAGGTTATTTCAATCCAAGTATTGCGTACTTTGATAAGAGAATTCAGGGCGTTGTTCGTGGCTTACGTGATGCTCAATACTTATATAACAGACGTAAGGTTATTGAACTTGATATTCTTGAAAGCCAAATAAATTCTGGATGGAAGTATAAGGAAGATGCATTAGTTAATCCTAAAGATGTTTTCCTTAGTGGACAAGGCAGAGGCCTAGCTCTTAAAGAAGATGCTCAAATGACTGATGTTGAGCAAATCTTACCTCCCCAAATACCACCTTCGATGATTCAGCTTTCAGAATTACTAGCTAAAGAAGTTCAAGAGATATCAGGAGTCAATGAAGAGCTTCTTGGTAGTGCTATGGACGACAAGGCTGGAATATTATCCATGCTGAGACAAGGCGCAGGTCTTACAACGCTTCAAGGTCTATTTGATAACTTAGATTATTCACAAAAGTTATTAGGTAAGATCATGTTAAACATCGTTCAAAACAATTTCACTCCAGGCAAAGTTAAGAGAATTATAGCTGAAGAGCCTTCTCCTCAGTTTTATCACAAAGCTTTCGGAAAATACGATGCTTCTGTAGAAGAAGGTTTGAATACAACAACACAGAAACAAATGCAATTCGCTCAACTGCTTCAATTAAGAGAAGCAGGTATTCCTATACCTGACGATGTATTAATTGGAGCAGCTACAATACAGAACAAAAAAGAACTTACTGACGCTATGGATAAAGCTCAACAACAAGAACAACAAGTCAGTCAAATGCAATTACAGGCTGCTATACAAGAACAACAAGCTAGAACAAAACTTTCTGAAGCTAGAGCAGTTGCAGATCAAGGTCTTGGCTTAGAACGATTAAGCAGAATTAAAGAAAATCATGCTTTAGCCATTGAAAGAAAAGCTGAGGCAGCTAAAGATAGAACGGCAAGTGTACTTAATTTAGTTAGGGCTGCACAAGAGATTGAAGGAATTGATCTTTCACAACTTGAACAAATGATAACACTTGCAAATATTGTACAGCAAAAACAAGAGATAAAAGATAATGAAGGTATTGACCCTACTGTTCCTGGCATGGATGCTAGCAAAACAAGCGTTAATAACACAAGTGTTGGTAACACAAGTGTTGGTAACACAAGTACTAAAGATATAAAGATATAGTGTGATGTACGGTTAGAGGTATAATCCTTGCGGAGTTATTAAGGCTCCGCGGTTTCCAATAGAAAGGCCCGATATGGCAAAGAAGTTTTACGATTCGATGATCAGCGAAAATTCGTCAGCAATGGCAAATCTTCCCCAAGAAGTGATCATTAAGAAATATCCTGAAGTAACTGGATATACAAATGAAAATCTTAATGATGGTCTTAGCGGAATTGATTATCAAATGAATAAAGATGATGCTAAAAGAGGTGCTAAGAAACAATCAGAAAAGTATTAAAATGCCTATCATGCCAAGGACGGATAAAAAAGCCGTTAAGATAGTTTTTAATATTTTAGGTACACCAAGTAACATGCGAAAAGACAAGCGCAATAAGAATAAGAGTGAGCCACAATCTGTTAAAGCAGATGTAGGATATGAAGAAATGTTGCGTATAGGTAACAATCGATATTGATCGACTTGCTTTCCTTTTAAGATGGGTAGTCAGGTTTTCTTCTACTTTCTCCTCGCTCTGACTGCCCTTAAAACTGAAGACGAAGAAAGCAAAAAATATAAAAGGAAGACAAATATGGCTCAAGGAAAAGAGGAGAGAAAAAAAACCGTAGGTAGTCTCTCATATGATTTACTTTCAAAAGATACTAAACCTCTTCATAGTCCAATCGAACAAGCTAACGAGCAATTAAGTGAATATGAAGATAATATTAATCTCTGCGTAAAAGAAAATAAAAACAAATATCTTGATGGGTTCTTTATTGTTGTTATAACAAAAAAAGAAAAATTAATGTCAAACGTAATTCGCAACTATTTCTTTGCTCGAAATTCATGCCCTACTCCAGATTATGATCAAATAGTTTATAAATACGATACTAAAAAAGACAGTATTGAATTACTTTGGGTTGTACCAGATAAAAAAACTTGTATATATATGAAATCTCATACCCCACTAATAGACCCATCTCAATTTTCGCTCCTTTCCTATGTACTTAGGTTTGCAGATGGGTCTCTTTTTAAGTTATCTAAATCATTAAATAATGAAAAAGAAAAAACTCCAGAATTAAATAACACTCG